TGGTCAATACAACATTTCTACAACTAACAGCATCATCTCCTACAAACTTAACACCTAATTTAAGTTGCTCGGCACATATTTTTAGACGATTAAGATTAACTTCTAGCTTTTTAGCATCAAGCATAAACTCCTGATACTTTCTATATGTTTGGGCTGCCTTTATGCACTCATCATTAAATCGTTTTCCCAATGGTACTTGTAGACTTATTGTTGCTCCATATGAAAAATTATGGTTTATCTGATCTAATCTTTCTTGCTCTGCTATATATAGAATTTCACCGGGGTTTAATAGTTGACCAGTTTCACTATCTTTAGCTTGGTTATAAATATTTGTTTTTTGTACTGTACTTCTAGGAGTGTTGTAATATTCTCCTTTGGTAATAAATGGATTAAAGCTTAGAGTAGGTGTTTGACATTGAATACCATTACTATATCTATGAGTTGGAAAAGACCCTGATATTGATTGAAAACCTTGATTAACTACTGTTGATTGCGTAGAACTTTGTGGGTTGCTAATTGTAGTTTCAGAAAAAACTGGACAACAAAATAATAAGCCTACTGAAATAAGGTAGTTGAGGTTTGTGTAGTTTCTATTGTTTGAGTACGATTTATGATGCTGATTGCGTCTAAACCGGGGGCCATGAAGTTTTCTGTTAAAGAAAAGGCCTCCCCTTCTCTTAAAATTTCCCACTGTGGCTTGCTTGTTAAGTCTGGTGTTATCCATTCAAAATTAACAGCCCCTGCATTACCTGTGTTTTGACTTGTTGTATAGGTTGCATTAGGTGAAATAATTGTGCCATCTTTAATCTTGATGTTAGACCCTGTAACTGAGTACGCATAACCACTGTTATAGTTTTCAGTAATAATAACTTCATCTATTTTGCTTATACTTTTTGAATTTGACTGCATTTGGTTAGCAGCAAATCTTGGTGTATTAGCAAAAGCATTTGGACAAAAAACAACAAGTAGACATAGCCACCATTTCATTAATCAAGGCCAAGAGTAATTGTTGATTGAAGCGTAGCTGTAGTACCAGCACCCATATCAGCTAGGTTTACTGTTAATGCCTGTCCACTATCAAGTGTAATTGCAACAGATCCGGGATCACCGCCAGATACAACAGTGTTCTTACCAAGCAGTGGTAATGATGGAACTGCACCGTTAGTTACCGTAGCGGATAGTAAACTTGGTACTGCATCTGCTTGGATGTATGTTTCACTTGCTGAAAACGCATCTCCTGTATTTACAACATTGAAGCTAGTATCGTAATCAACAGTAGGTACACCGTTAGCAATACCAGCATCTGCTAGATCAAGAGAACCTATTTGACCAGCTACTGTGTTTGCTTTTGGTGTTACGTTTGTACCAGCAACACTGATAGACGATCCAATACGCTCTGATGTAGCACTAGCACCTAAAGTAGATACTGAAGCTACTGATTGGATTGAATGTGTTACGTCTGCAAAACTAGCTGTTGGAAATGCTAGCAAAATCAAAGGAAAAAATTTTTTCATTTTTTGGATGAATTAGGGTCAACTTTGATAACGTCAGGTTTAGATGTGACGATCTCAAGTGGCTGCTTTATTATTATAGTCGAAACGCTATCAGAAGAGTTACTATTACTACCATTTCCATCTTCTTTCTTTTTCTTCTTGGCTCCTTGTGCTGCGTTAACCGAAATGCCTAAACCTCCAAGAATGTTACCGAGAAGTCCAGCAGCAAATGTACTATCCACTCTGGGTTGATCTGGAATATCCAAGCCAAATAATCTGTTAGGTAGTTTTATATATCCTAGAGAAAGCACTAATAGACACCAAGCTAGAATAAACGCTTGGGCAATAGTAGAAATTAAAAAGGTAATTTTTTCTTGATAATCAGGCTTTTCATCTTCGATTAGATCTTTTGTTAATACAGGTTTTTTTTTCTCTTGTTCTGCCATAGAAGCGTAGTATCTTGTCTAATACTAGCATTTTCGTTATGTTTGGAAAGTAAGACAAATTTTATGAATAATTTTTTTACAGTATTGATTGAACCGTTACCTATTGAGGTGCAACTTTCAACAGAATTAAAGATTCGTGATATAGAAAACTGCCAAGACATAGAAAAATTAAAAGACTATGCCTCAGCAGTTACAAAACAAAATGCTAACCACGATTACATTCTTGGTGCAGCATTAGCTAAAATAGTTGAACTAGAAGAAAAATTACATTTTAGACCTAGTAAAATAAGAAAATTTTTAAAGAAATTTTCTTAAAATTCATCATCCGTTGTAGTTTCTTGTTTTGGTTGAAAGTCAGAAATAACCATTTTCATGTATTGATTTCCACTACCTGAAGTAGCAGGCATCATATTAGCTCTAATTTTGACGCAATCTTTTCCTCCATAACCTGTAACTTTGTTTTTTTCGTCAACAGCAAAGTCGTAAAGTTTGAAGATTTCATCAATGGGTATTTCTGAAACTGCCCAATACTTGTGATTTTTGTCTTCAGGCTGACAGTTAAACCACAGCGAAAATTTGTTAGTTGGTGTTTGTGTCATTGATTTCTGGATGTGAATTGATTAGTTTTTTAATTGCTGAATTTTTATTCAGATTATTTTTTGTACAGTATTTCCAAAATTTACTGTATTCCTCAGATGAAAGTTTTGCCCCTACATGGTAGGCATTATAAACTTTATTTTTTTCTCTAAGGTATTCATTAATAATTTTTTGTTTATCTATGTTCATACCATAAACTTTCTAAGGTATGCTTCATGCTCTTTAAACTCTATATCAGTTGCAAGAACTTTATCCTTTGAAGGAAAATAAGTCTTTTTAAAGTTTGCCATGATCTCTGCCTTGTCAGGTCTAGAATTCAGTTCAGCCCTTAATAAGTCAAACTCATCTTGTGTAAGTTTAGTTTTACCTTCTGGTGCAAGAGTTGTTGTAACCTTTGAACCTGAGTTCATAAAAGAATCAGTAGTTTTAGACTTTTTTGCTTTACCTGTATTATCGGCATCAGCAGCTTTTTGACTCCAAGCATCCGCTTCGTCATCAGCTTGTCCTAAACCATAAGCAGCAAGCAACATATATCTTCTTGTATATGTAAAAGCACTACCAATAGAAAAGTACTTGTTTTTATTTTGATTTATGCACCACTCGGTAACGATAGGTAATCTAGAATCAATAAATTCACCAGATTCGTGCATTAATCTACAGATCATCCAAATTATTGGTTGATCTTTTGTGTCTGTTGAACATTGAGTTATAAATGTATGAGATAAACCATGCTCAGTTGCAGGTGATACAGCTTGCTCTGCTTCAGCTAATGAAACGTACGAGCCAAAGTTACCTGCAGCATCTCGGACTGCGTTTGCGTAGACTTTTTGAAATTGACAAAGTGCTTTAGCAAGTTTTGGTGTTGCTTTTTTGATCGGTTCAGATTCAACAAGTTTCCAAGTTTGCTCTTCATTTTGTTCAGACATAAAATAATAATATCGGCAATTACAATATACCAATAAAACCTGTCTGCAACAACCTTTATTGATACATTATTTTGGTTTATAAACATAACCTTTAGGAAACCTTTGCTGGAATTCCCATGCTGTACTAATCATATAATCTAAATCATAGTGATTAAAATTAAGATTTAATTCTTCTTTTGCTTTCTGTACATCAGCAACAGCAATTGCAGCATCCCCAAATCTGCGTGGAGCAAATTCATAAGGTATTTTTTTGCCAGTTACTTCTTGAAATCTTTCAACCATTTCAAGAACACTATGACCAAAACCTGTCCCTACATTGTACACATTACATTCTGGTTGCAAATATTCAAGAGCTGCAACATGACCATAAGCAAGATCTTCTATGTGTATATAGTCTCTTATTGCAGTACCGTCAAAGGTTTCAAAATCATTTCCAAAAATTTTTAATTTATCTAATCTACCAATTGCAACTTGTGTTATATATGGCAAAAGATTATTTGGTATTTTTCTAGGTGAATCCCCTAGATTTATTACTGCACCAATAGGATTAAAGTATCTTAGTATGTTTATTTGCATAGTTTGATCTGTTCTAAACCAATCTTGTAAAATATTTTCCACAATTAGTTTGGTTTTTCCATATGTGCTTATTGGCTGTGTTCTGTGTGTCTCTGATATTGGGTAATTTCTAGGGTTACCGTAGACTGCACATGAACTAGAAAAAATTAGTTTCTTGCAACCAACTTTTTTCATAGCATTAAATAAAATAATCGAACAAGCAACATTGTTGAAGTAATACCATAATGGGATTTCTTCGGATTCTGGTACACATTTCCAACCTGCCAAATGGATCACTGCATTTATATTGTGTTTATCTAAAACATCTACAACTTTTGGTAAGTTGATTAAATTTTCATCAATAACAGTTACCTTACCAATTAGTCTTTCTAATTCATGTACACCATACATTGTTGAGTTTGAAAAATTATCAAAAATAATTGGCTTGTGTGCTCTTTTAAAAAGTTCAGCGCAGATATTAAGACCTATATATCCAGCACCGCCAGTAACTAATACATTCATAGTTTGCTTACCCTTATCCAAGCCCCTTGTTTGTTTGGTGTCTTCATGGGTACGTAAAATTTTTCTGCAATAAGTTGCATCACTAAACTGTCATCTTCAAGTAATACCCCACCGCTTGGTACTGATAATCCATCTAAAGTTGATCTACACAGCTTGTCTATATCTCCGATTATTTTGCTAGTTGGAAATTTTGGTGCAGATGGCTTCAAAATTTCTGCATTTTTACCAGTACCAAAATGTGATTTAGGTCGAAAAAAAGTGAAATCAATTTCAACTTTTACAGGTTCAGTAATAACTTCGCCTTCATTGATTCGCTGCTCGATACAAGCAGAGACTACTTGATTTCGCCACGGTGCTACAAACTGACTAGCTTCTCTCATACCAAAGCGTGTTGATATTTTGCTACCCTGAGGTGCAGGTTTACCAACTACATTTATTAATAATGGCATTGTAGATATAAGTTTCATCAAGTTTTTTTAGCAAAGCGATAACTTCTTTTTCCTATTTCTTCATCTAATTGTTTTTCAGATTTTAAAGTTTTCCAATTCATATCAGACATTTCTGCTCTAGGTAATTTAATTACTTTTGTATTTTTATTATTTTGATTGGCAAGTATTTTCAACCTTTCTTTCAAAAGCATATAAACAAATTTTTGTTCTGCATTAAAAGGCTCAAACTTTACTTCGTTTTTGTGTGCTTGAAGTTTTTTTATGTTTCTCATTCGTTCAAGAAAAATTCTGCATTTTTCTTCAGTTGCAGTATTAATTAATTTAATCCACTTACTTTTAAAAGAATTATTCATTTTTCTACTAAAAATTCAAATTTATTTATCTGCTGATGGCAATTGTTGCAAATTGTGGCAGACCAGCTTAAATGATAAACAGTTCTAAGATGATCGCATCTAGGGCATTTCAATGTTGCCCCAGAATATCTTTTGCATCTTGTGTAGCGTGTTACAGGTGTCCATCTTTTCTTCGAAGGATAAAGTTCTTGCAACTCTGTCATTTCTTTAATTCATCACAAGCTAATTCTATACCTGCCTGACAGTCAGCAATAGTCATATCAGTAAAAGTTGAATTTAAAGTCACAAATAACGCAAGAGGAAAAATAACGTATTGAAGAAAGTAGAAAGTTTTGTTCATAACCAACCTCTTTTCATTTTGTATTTAAGTAGTTTTGCCATTTGATTTCTGTATACGGCTCTTTCGTTTGAAAATTTACCGCAAGTTTTGTAATCGGCGCGAGCAAAAGCAAATTGGTACTGTTCGTCAGCTTCGTTTACCTTTGTTCTGACTTCTGCGATTTTGTCAAGAAGTTCGTTTTTGTTGTCAAAGTGAAGTTTCATCATTTTGGTGGTAGCCTATTAATTGTAATACAAATAAAGTCAATTGTCAATAAAAAGATTAGAGGTTATTTAGCCTCTAATCTCTTGATTTTTGCACGCAGTACACGGACAGTTGTGTCATCGTAGAATCCTTTAGATTCGATAGCGTCCCTTGGGCTTGTTTCATCAGCAGCTTGTAAGTATTCCGCAACAGTGAAGTTTTTGCAAAGAAAGTTAGCCCAAGCTCTCCAATTTTTTTGGCCATACTTAAAGCGAGCAATAAATACTTGGTCGTTTAAGTCGTTTCCGTACATTAAATAGCCTCCGTGATAGCTGAATAAGTCTTTGTGAAAGATAAATGTTGGAGCTTTTGTTTCAAAAGTTGATTGAGTCATTTGTGCCTCGGTTGTTTGGTATATTTATATAATACCATTAATTGTAATACAATTAAACCCTATTTACAAAACTGAAACAATTGTAATACGAATATAAAAAAGGAGCAAGTGCCGAGAAAACTTGCTCCTTTCCGTGTTGCAGAACCAACATTTCCAAGATTCTGCTGAGGCAAGGGTAACCACTCCCTTAATCTTATTATAATTGGTTATCTCTGAATTGACAGTTTCAATTAAAGTTCATTGTACTCATCAAAGATCCAGCCATCATTATTGGCTGCTTTTTTAATTTGTTCTTTTTCTTGATCTTGTTCTTTAACAAATTGTGCCATTCGTGCTTGTCTGCCGAATTTGTCTAATGGGCTATAACCTTTGCCGTTAAGCCATTCTGCGTAGCGTTTCATTTGAGCCATAATAAAAGTGGTAGCTAATTAATAATACAAAAATTTTTAGTTTTGTAAACCATACTTTTTTAAAAGTGCTTCAATAACATCCGAAGGTAAAAACTCTTCAAGCATTGGGTCAGACCAACCTTTTGGTGGCAGCATTATCATTTGACTTTGCATAACTTCATTTTTTCGTTGCCAATTTACTTCCCAAAGTATTGCACCTCCAAGCAGTATTTCAGTATTAGGACTGGCGAAAACTTGCATTAGTTTATTTTTAATATATCAATTAAAATTCTTCTTGCATCATTTTCCAATAACCTAATTTACTGTGCCAAGCTTCAAGACAAGTGCTTACATCTTGATATTCGCCTACTACGGTTTTTTCTGGTCGGCACCATATAGTTCTACATTCATCAATCCAGACACCCATTTCAATTAACATGGCTGCGTAAGCTCCAAGCTGTTCATCCGTATTGTAGGCATTAGCATTTTTGTTGCTTTGTGTTTTAAGATCAATCAAAACATATTTATTAGTTCTTTGGTCATATCCAAAAGCGTCAAAAGTACCAGCAATACCATTTTTTCTATCGCATACAGTAAATTCTGTGGCAATCGGCATAAAGTCTTTATATAAAAAACGGTGCTGTATTAACGGTGTGACCCATTCTGAATATTTATCCCAAAGTTCTCCTAACGGTGAATCATCTGGTAAACCTTGCTTTTTTATTTTGTCATTTAAAAACCACTCAAAGATTGAATGAACAGCAGTACCACGAGGTGCCCAGTATTTTTTTGTTCTTTCAATAGCAATTTTTTTCTTTTCATCCATATCAAAGCCTGTAATACCAGTAACAGAATGAGTGAAAATTTCGCCTGTAGGTTCCCAAATATATCTATGAGATTGTTTATCAAAAATAATAGGAAGTGGTTTTAGTTCTTGAAGGTCAGTTTTCATTTAATTGGTAGGTCTAAGGTTAATTTGCCAACGGTAATGTTGAGCTGTCAAATGAGGAGATCCCATTCGAGAGATAGTTATATTAGATGGGTCAGTGCAGTTTGCAATGATCCATCCATTTTGCCATGTGCCATCAGCTTCTAATCTTTGAACTTTTATCCCATGCGTGGGAGAAATAAAACTGGGGGTTTTAGGGGTTTTAGGTGTTTTAATCTCATTAAAGTCATTAAAGTCATTAAAACCCCTACTTAGTTCAGTCCCACGAGTAGGTCTAAATAATGCAATAGGTCTGCCTTTTTTGTCTTGATTTTTCACTCCTTCTTGTTTAATTAAACCTTTTCTTTCAAGTGCTTTTAATGTTCGCAGTGCTTTGTTTGAAGTAATATTTAGTACGTTTGAAATATCAACAGTGCTTGTATATTTATCAGATTCAGCGTTATTGATTATTAAGTCGTAAACGTCACCTTGCCTGCCTTGTAAATTTTCTTCAACTTCAGCTAATCGTTCAGCTTTTATAGCTTCGTCTCCATCACCATGACTTATCCATTTATTGTCAGTTAATTCAGCAACAATTGAAGAACTTGCACCTCTACCCATACATGAAATAGCAATTCTTTTATCTGTCTGTGTACTTTGTTCTGCATTTTGTTTGAGCCAATTCATCAATATAGTCTGGTCAAAAGCAGCAGGTATAGCAGCGCTACCACTTGAGGCCATAACTGCGTTACCTCCGTAAACAGATTTGGTCGTATGGTGCAACATCACCCCAGTAACACCTAGATCTGCAGTTGCATCTTGTAGTTTTCTTATAGGTGCAGAAATCTCAGTCTTATTTTCATCAAGACCCATTTGTGAGGTTACAGATCTAAGAGTATCCACTAACAGTAGGCTGTTTGGTCTTTTCTTACATTGTGAGACAATCAGATCAATTCCTTCTTCGTTTAACTGTATTCCAGAACCCTGTGGCCACAAAGCAATACGTCTATCAACTTTTATTCTATTTGTTTCTGTTTTTTCACATAAACCTTCTCTTAAAAATAATTTAGCCCATTGTTTGTTTGATTGGTCATTTCCAACTATTATTAAATTTTCAAACCTATTTTGAATAGGTAAACCTAGAAACTCATTTTTATTGTTTAAAACAGCACCACATATTCCAACAATAAGTGCTGACTTACCAACTTTTGGTAAAGCAGAAATTAAATTCCAACTTTGGTACATTAATATCTCACCCCAGACCATTGCGTCTTCGGATATGTCAATTTCTAAATCAGAAGTAACTGGTTCGCTTATGCCTAATTTTGTACCTTGAGCTTTGCAAATTATTCTGAAAGCGAATGTTGAACTAATGGAATAATTTAAGTCCCTTTGTGTCCATAATTTAAGTAGTTCAATTTGACGACTTACATCTTTTTCAGTTTGTATTATCTTTTCGGCGTAAAGGTCGATAGCGTTTAATTTGTCCAGATCTTCTTGAAGTATCATTTCCTCTTGATTTTTTGACTCTCTGTAGTCGTTCGGTATAGAATCCATGTTCGGCTTGTTCTAGGTTGTACTTGGTTTTTTCGGTATAAACACCGAGTTTTTTTAACTCCTCAAAAGCCGCAGTTTGGCTGTAGTTAGAAGGTTGCAGTTCTTTTTCAAATTCTGCCAGTGCTTTATCACTGCGTTCTTTTTGCAATTTGGAATAGAATCCAAATGCAGCCAGTTCCCAATTAAATTCAGCAGGTGGTAGAGAATATGGTACAGATTTAAGTCGTCTGTAGCAATCTTTTTCTACGTCAAAGTCTGGTTCGTAGTCATTCTGTGGATTCAACATAACCTTTAATTTTTAAAGTTTCTTCAAGAATTTCATAAACAACTGTACTGATCGACTTTGATTCAGAATCAGCAAATTTAGTAAGTGCTGTGTTGATTTGAGGAGTAAGTTTGGCCTGTATAACTGAAGTCCGTAATACAGAACCTTTTGGTCTGTTTGCCATAAGAAGTGCGGGTATACATAATCATAATACAATAAATTAGTTTAACAACCATCAATTTATTTTGTATTGTAAAAAGAAAACAAATAAAAACCCAGTGATAGCACTGGGTTTTATAGATAGGTTAAACAGTTGCAAGAGCAGGTTTAACAAGCATTTCAGATTCAAGAAAGTCAATAAATCTCTTATTCATGTAACCTCTAGAACCATCAAGTTGTGATTTAAGTGTTTTTTCATCAGATACATCATCAGCTTTTGTCCTGTTATGAGAAGTGTATTGAGTCATAGCAGAAACAAGACCCCAGACGTTGTTTTGCCTTGTTGATAAATTACCACCGATAAGACCGCCTTCAAGAATATTGTGAACAGTCTTTGTACGAAGTTGCTCAAGTTTTTCATCATCAAAGAATTTTTGAACCGCATCTTTAGCTCTTTGTAATTTGATGTCTGTATTAATAAACCTGTCTTTCATATCAGCATATGCTTTTGATTCAGCTATTGCAGATTCAAGTACAGGTGCCACATCATCAAAAGTCATAGTTCTTAGATGATTAAATGCAGCGTGCTTTTCTTTGATTTGTCTAGTCATGCCGTTTGTGCAGACAAGTTCATTGAAAAGTACCATTACTTTAGGCGCCCTTGATTCACCGTAATAATCAGTTACGACCAACCAACTGTCGGTTTTATCTCCGACTTTGTCAAAGTCGTTGTTTTGTATTTGGGTTAGTTTTGATGCCATGTAGAAAGTTTTACCGCCATCAAGTGAACCGACAAGATCAAGAGATATTTCTTTGTTGCTTGCTTCACAGAAGTCACGGAAGTAGTCAACAAAAGTATCTGGTTGAATACATTGCCTTCTTGACCCAAACACCCCAAGTAATCCGTCATTATCAGATCTGTGCCAGTGTTGCACTTCGTTAAATGTTTGGCCTTTGTATTCATGTGGCACTCGTGTAACCTCAAAGTTACAGCCGATTGATTTAAGAATGTCCTCATTTGACATAAATGAGTGAACCTCTGCTGCTGTGCCTCTGAATAGTTTTGAGTCAGCTTTTGTGATTTTTGAAGTTGGCATTTTTTTGTTTTTGTTGTTTGCCTTTTAATTGTAATACAATTATTAGTATTTGTAAACCACTTTAAGTAATATTCAGTAACATTACAGACCTCTTTTCCTGATCTCCGTTCTGCTCATTACTACTTCGTCTCTTTTATTTTGAGTCTGTCTTTTCTTTGGTCCACCTTTTTCGTGATACCTTATTAAAGACTTTATTCTTGCCGAATCAATTGACTTTGCTCTTTGCTCGTCAGGGTCTGCAGAAGGCGTTATCACTTCAGTCCAATCTATGGGTTCGTTTAACTTTTTATCAAGTATTATTTGAAGTCTATCTAGTTCGACTTTGGTTAGGTTTACATAAATCCTAGAAAGGGTTGAATTTGAAGTCATATCTGATACAATAAAATTGAGGTTGTGGTCATACCTTCCTTGTTTTTGTTTGATATTGCTAAAGTAGGAGAAGGGTGGTAGCTTCTCCTTTTTTTTGTTTATTTGTAGGCGGTAAAGCGGTTCTGATAGGACAGATTATTTACTCTTTAATGATAACAATAAGACCTAGTCAACCTACAGATTATTTGTACCAGAAATGTCCGTTAGCAGCGTCAAATAATCTTGCTTGTATTTCAAATAATTCCTTAAGTTGTTCAGCATCAATTTTAGCGAAATCCCATTCCTCAACTGGACCACCTTGTTCTAAATCAAAGCCACCGAAAGGGGTTGTAGGTGCGGCACATAAAAACCAAGTTGTTCTTCCAAGTGCTTTGAACTGACGTTCAGGTAAGTTGTCAGCATCAACATCTTTCTCTAAGTAAAAAGTGCAACCCATTGTGTCTGATTCAAGGGTTTTTCCTACAGTGTCTGGGTGAAATTCGATTTGAGTTTTTTGAGTAGTAGCGGTCATTTGGCCTCCTTTGTTTATATTATTATTATACCATTAATTGTAATACAATTAAGGGTAGTTAATATAACTGTTACAATTGTAATATAATTAATCCTCCCAAGGCTGTAGGTTAACTGTAATTGTCCAACTTGCACTGCAGTACTTTGAAGAATCCCACATATCAGTTGGAACTAGATGATCGAGAATAATTTGATTGATTTCTTCAGTTGTTTGTTTACTAAAGTTCTTTTCAAATTTTCTGTACCTTTTTTTAGCCATTTTTCTTCTCCTGTATTATGTGAAGAATTGCATTTATGGCTTCTTTTTTGGTAGGAAAAGAATGCCTTGATTTGTAATAAGCGGGACATCCAGATGGGTCGTAGATGTCATAGCCAGTACTGAAAATTGAGTTCATCATTGTATAGCGATTAAGTTTCTGATACATTTATCTGTCCTCCATGTATTCATCATTAACAGCGTTTAATCTCTCGATAGCATCAGCAGTTGTGCCTTGCATTTCAACAAGAGTAGTTAAACATTCAGTTAAAGCATCCTCTGCTCCCCATCCGTGCATTTCACAGTAGGTGTTAACAAGCTTTTGGATTTGCTTTTTGTTCTCTTCACGTTCCTTGTCAAGTTCAATTTGGTGAAGATCATCTTGTGTTAGATGAGTGGTAGTGGTCATGTTACCTCCTTTGGTATATTAATATAATACTATTAATTGTATTACAATTACAACCTTAGTCAACAATCTGTAACAATTGTATTATAATTAAATTGTTTCAGTTTGTAACAATTGTATTACAATTATAATTAATTGTATTATAATTAAATTGCCGGGTAATACCGGTGGAAACTTGAAAATTTAATTAATTATGACTAAGCCGAGAAACTTAGACAAAGCAACTACACTTGCTTTCATATTCGGAGGCCGCCTCCCAAACGCTTGGGCTCAAGGTTCTGAGGACAAAATAGTTCTTGCAACCAAAGCCGGAAAACATTTTAAAAGATGTAATAAACATCTTTATAAATTTCCAAAAAATCAAAAGTTGATAGTTCATCTTTTTGATATTTCAAAAGCTGAAGGTTGGTCAATGAATAACCAAGACGTCTGCACTTGCCTTGAAACACAAGCAGAATGTCCCTACATTGGAAAACTTGATGTAGTTGTTTGATGCAAACTGCCTCCTTCGGGAGGCTTTTATTTGTCAACCAATTACTTTTCTACTATGCTTGTTGTATTACATTTATCAGCATGAAAAATATAATAAATGAAATACTACCTATTAACCAACTAACACAATACGAGAAAAATAGTCGTACCCATAGTGACGAGCAGATACAATCACTTGCTGCAGCAATAGATAAGTTTGGTTTTACTCAACCAATTATCTGTGACGAGAACAAAGTTATACTGGCAGGTCATGGCAGATATATGGCAGCAATGGAACTAGGATTAGAATTGGTACCATGTAGAATTGTAAGACTGACAGAAAAAGAGAAAAAAGCATATGTTATTGCTGATAATAAAATTGCTGAAATGTCTGAATGGCATGAAGAAAACTTACTTTCAGAACTCAGTGACTTGCAAGATTTTGATATAGACGAAAATCTTGCTGCATTGTTTGACCTCAATACTTTTGTAAAGACAAAAGCAGAACAGATATCAATAGATAAAATAAAACCACATCCAAGAAATTATAAAGTACACCCACCTGACCAACTCGAACACTTACAGCAGTCAATAAAAGAAAACGGTATCTATCGAAATGTACTTGTAGCCAATGATTTGACTATACTTGCAGGTCATGGAATTGTTGAAGCAGCAAAGTTACTAGGTTTGACTTCAGTACCAATTTTGAGACTCGACCTCCCACCAAACTCCACCAAAGCCGTAAAGATTCTCACAGCAGATAATGAAGTAACCCATCTTGCTGAAACTAACATGAGAGAAATGAGTGAACTTTTAAAAGAGTTACTCGTTGAAGATGATCTGTTAGGCACAGGCTATGACAAAGATAAGATCGAGAATTTGCTTATGGTTTCACGTTCAAAGGATGAAGTCAAGCGGTTAGAAGATGAGCAGTGGGGTGATTTTATGGACTTTCAAGCTGTAAAACCTAATCCAAAACTAATAATAAACTTCGAAAACGAAAAAGATAGAGAAGATTTTGGTAAATTTATTGGTGCAGAACTGACAGATAAGACAAAATATATTTGGTGGCCATTCAAAGAAAAGAACAAGTTTGCTCACTTGAACTACGTTTTTGAAGCAGAACCAATGAAAAACGTTACAGAGGATTCTGATGAGTGATTCATTTTTTGATATAAAAAATCTTGAAGCTCTTTATAAAAGACCACCAGAGACAGATCCAATTGCATGGGATGACTATATCAATAATCAGAAAGATGCAGAAACTTTTAAAACAGTACCAGAAGCACCAATTCAAATTGACTTTGAGTTAAATGGCAGCTGTAATATGGCTTGTCCATTTTGTATTCACGGTATAGGAGGCGGTAGAACAGCAGAAAATATACCTCTGAATACATATAAACGTCTGATAGACGAGGCTACGGCAATGGGAACCAAGTCAATAAAGTTAAATTACATTAATGAGCCATTGCTTCGAAAAGATCTTGAAGAAGCAATAGCGTATGCAAAGTCAAAAGGAATTATAAATATTTACTTCGTAACTAACGGTTCTTTGTTAACAGAACAAAGAATTGAAGCATTACTGCAAAGCGGTGTGACTAAAGTATTTATCAGCATTGATGCAGCTACTGAAGAAACTTATAACAAACAAAGAAAAAATGGTCTTTATAAAAAAGTTGTAAGAAACGTGAGACGACTTGTGGAAAGAAGGAATGAATTAGGACTTGAATTTCCAAAAGTAAGAGTTAGTTTTTTGAAAAATAAAATTAATGAACATGAAGCCAAAATGTTTGAAGATCAGTGGATTGATGTAGTAGACGTAATAACATTCCAAACAATGAACAAAGTACCGGGCATAGTTACTGGGCTTACATTGTTTGAAAACGAAAAACCAAAGCCATGTAGCTTTCCAAATAAACAATTAGTAGTCGATAGTTCGGGAGATATATTACCCTGCTGTAAATTATGGGGAAAAGAACTTTCTATAGGCAATATTGAAAACATGACGTTAGAACAAGCATGGAAAAGCGAAAAAATGCAAGAACTACGTAAAGCTCATGCTGATAATAATTGGGAAATGATTTCAGCTTGCCGTAACTGTTTGTACAATAATGAGTAAAATTCTACCAAAATATCCAATATTCATCCCATCACATAAACGATCTGAGAATTGTTTGACACCAAGACTTTTTATGGAATATGGTGTTCCATTTAAACTTGTGGTTGATGAAACAGAATATGAGAACTATAGCAAGATTTTTGGTGAAGATAAAATTCTGCTCCTACCCTTTCTCAATGATGGAACATCAGCACCACCTCGTTCTTGGATTACCGACTATTCTCGCAAGCAAGGAGATATAAGACATTGGCAGATAGATGACAATATAAGATGGTTCTGTCATTTTAACGGCAGAACAAGAATACAAATAGAACCAAATTTAGGTTTGAGACTGTGCGAAGAATTTTGTGACCAATGGAAAAATGTTGGAATTTATGGTCCATATTATTCTTTTTTGTCAAATGCAAGAATAACCCCTGTACCTTTCAGAAAAAATGTTCATGTTTACTCGTGTATGTGTGTTCTAAACAGCTTACCTTTCAATTGGAGAGGTCCATGGAATGAAGATGTAGATTTATGTCTGCAAACACTTGCTCATAAATATTGCACTATCGGTACAACTTTCATTACACAAGAAAAAATGAAAACTATGTCTATGAAAGGTGGTAACAGCACTGCATATCAAAATCTAGATATAAGAGCTTTTGGTTCAAGAGCTTTACAACGCAGATGGCCTGACGTTGTAGAGCTTAAAAATAAATATGGCAGACCTCACTTTCATATAAAAAATAACTGGCGTATGTTTAAAGACATACCATTAATAAAAGATCCCGATTACAAACCAAAATCTTTTAATCTTAAGTTACAAGAAAAATAAAATGAAACGAGCAACTAAAAAAGAATTTGATGCAAGAGTCCGCAAAGTTGCTGGTTTAAAAGCAAGAAATGCTAGTCGTTCAGAAATTGTGGCATATGGAACAAGGGAATGGGGGGTGAAGCCAAGGCAAGTTGATGAATACTTGGCAGAGGCAAACAAACTTATATCAATTGATTGGGAGATAGATAGACGTCAATTTTCTGCAGAACTTTTATCACAATTAAGCACATTGGCGCAAGACGCAAGAAGAAATGGTCAACCTCATGTTGCTTTAGGTTGTATAAATACTATGGCTAAGATAAGTGGTGTAGTTAAATGAGTATTCTTGATATTCAAGAAGGTGGGATATTAGAGTCTATCAGTTCTTCAAATATTGACTGTGAGAAGATAATGGAGGACATAAAGAATGACTTGCACCCCGGTCAATTAGATTTTGTAAATGACCAAAATACTGAAATAATAGGACTTTCAGCAGGTTATGGTGCTGGTAAAACTCGTAGTCTTTGTGCCAAAGCTGTTCAGTTAGCTATGAATAATCAAGGTTTTACAGGTGCAGTTATGGAACCTACTGCACCGTTAATACGAGATATTTGGCAAAATGATTTTGAGACGTTTTTGGAGCATTATGGTATTCCATATACCCTACGTCAGTCCCCATTGCCTGAGTACTCTTTGCATCTGCCAAATGGAGAGGCCAAGATTTTGTGTAGGTCGTTTGAGAATTGGTCAAGAATTATTGGTCTTAATTTAGCTTGGGTACTTGCAGATGAGATAGACACAGTAAGTCCAAGTATTGCAGACCGTGCTTTTCCTAGGATTCTTGCAAGACTTCGTAGTGGAAATCAAAGACAGTTTGGCGTAGCGTCTACACCTGAAGGATTTAGGTGGATGTGGAATACATTTGGTAGTAATGAAGCTAAAACAAAAACTGATAGACGACTTATAAAAATGAGGACTTATGATAATCCACATTTACCTGCTGATTTTATTACAAGACTTGAAGAGAATTATGAATCTGGTTTGCTGCAAGCATATTTAAATGGCGAGTTCTGTAATATAACAACTGGAGTAGTCTATAGTCGCTTCGTAAGATCTACTCATGTCATTGAAGAAAAGCCAAATATAGAAAACGAACCACTCAGAATTGGAATCGACTTTAATATCGGGAATACTAATGCTGTGATTGGCCTTGCTATTGGTGATTCAATGACCATTTTTGATGAAATTAATGCTAGTTATGACACTGACACATTGGCAAAAGAGATTAAGAGCAGATATCCGTTTAACAAAATTTATATCTACCCTGACGCTTCAGGCGGTAATAGAAGCACAAATGCTTCAAAAACCGACATCCAAATACTTGAAGGCTACGGATTTGTTAATCAATCCGCAGCATCAAATCCACCAATAAGAGATAGAGTTAATTCTGTTCAAAGATTATTTGAAGATGGTAGAGGTAACATTAGATTAAAAATTCACAGTTCTGCAAAAAAATTAATCGAGTGTCTTGAATTGCAAAGTTATACTGAAAAAGGTGACCCTGACAAAGAAGCTGGTTATGACCACATGGTTGACGCACTTGGGTACATCTGTTGGCGGTTGTTTAATCCATTACATATGGGTGCTGGTCGCAAGACTGGAATTAGGCTTTATTAAAGAAAGCTATTAAACTGTAATTAATTAAGGAGTCTTAAAAGTGTATTCAGGCTATAACTATTACGACAGAGGGACAAGTTCTCAAGGAAAGGAAATAAATGATCCTAATAGTATTTGGTTTCAACAAGAACCTCATTGGATGCTTATAGAAGATTTGTTGGGAGGTACATATCAGATGAGAAAAAAACATAGAAGGTATTTACCTCAAGAACCAAGAGAATTAGATGAAAGCTATGACAACAGATTAGCTCGTTCTGTTTGTCCACCTTTTTACTTGCGTCTTGAAAGAATGCTTGCAGGTATGCTGACTAGAAAACCTGTAAGATTAAATGAAACTTCAGATCAAATACGAGAAAATTTATTTGATGTAGATCTTCAAGGCAATGACTTAAACGTCTGGACTTATGAAACTACAAGAAAAATGGTTAGATATGGTCATGTTGGTGTTCTTGTTGATGCACCAAAATCTAATCAAAACGGAAGACCTTATTGGGTTACATATACACCAAGAGATATTTTGGGTTTTAGAACTGAAATGATTGATGGTGAGGTTAAATTTACACAACTAAGACTACAAGAAAAAGTAGCTATACCTGACGGTTTATATGGTGAAAAAATTGTTGAGCAAATAAGATTCTTACAAAGAGGTTCATTTGAAATTTATCAAAAAGATAAGAATAATAAATTTGTCAAAATAGATGAAGGTACAACTTCTTTATCAGAAATACCATTTTCAGTAGCATATTCCAATAGATTAAATTTATTAGAGTCAAGACCTCCTATGGCAGATATTGCTGAATTAAATTTAAAAGCATATCAAATACAATCTGACTTAGATAATCAATTGCATATATCGGCTGTACCTATGCTTGCTTTTTATGGGTTTCCGCAAAACTCTGAAGAAGTTTCTGCGGGACCCGGTGAGGCTATTGCTTTTCCCTCTGATGGTCGTGCAGAATATATAGAACCTGCAGGTCGTAGTTATGATGCACAGTTTAAAAGACTTGATAATCTTTCTAATCAAATTAATGAGTTAGGTCTTGCTGCGGTATTAGGTCAAAAACTGTCGGCAGAAACCGCAGAAGCAAAAAGAATTGACAGGTCACAGGGTGACTCAACAATGATGGTCGTAGCACAACAGATGCAAGATATGATAGATAACTGTTTGGTTTTTCATGGTCAATATATAAATGCTAGAGCAGGTAGCTGTTTTGTTAATAGAGACTTCTTATCACAAAGACTTGAACCTCAAGAGATACAAGCATTGCTACAACTTTATACCGCAGGTTCAATTACACAAGAAACTTTATTAAAACAATTGCATGAGGGTGAAGTTTTAGGTGATGAGTTTGATGTAGAGGAAGAGATTGAATCAACACAAAGAGGTGAACTGGTTGAATCTAAGAAACCAAAAGAACCAGAAAAACCTGAAGAAGAACCAGATGAAGAAGAAACAAATGACGAAGAATAAGTTATGTCAATACCAGAAAGCTTTTACAGGCAATCTATTGATTTAAATAGATATAGTAATCGTGTAGCAAGAGAAATAGTAACTAATTACAATAACGTAATCTTGGATTTGACTTATAAACTTGCAACCATTGATGAAGTTACTGCACCTGCGACTGTTGCTCGTATCAGATCAATGCTTGTGCAATTTAAAGAAAGTTTAGAAGGTTGGTCTGTTGAAGGCACCAGATATATGGCAGATCAATTACAGGCATTGGCTGTATTTCAAACTGATTTTGTTGCAAATGAATTACAAAAAGTTTTACCTCGTGGTGCAGCAAATGTAAACACAGTGCAGGTATCTGGTGATTTTGCAAGAAGTATTGTATATACAGATCCAACTAGAGTAAATATTCTTACATTGCCAACTTTGGAATCACAAGTTGGCAGAACATTTAGTCTTACAGCAGCAAAAGGTTCAACAATAACTTTACCTAGTGGTCAAGTAATAGAAAAAGCATTTAGAGGTATTGCATCATCACAAGCTGACTTAATTTCAAGAGAAATAAGAGTTGGAATAACAGAAGGTGAATCATTGGCAAAAATATCAAAAAGACTTAGAGGTCGATTACAGTTTGGTAAGAATCAAGAAATGACAGCAAAGGCACAGGCATTAGCAGGTGGTAATGGTATGAAATTAGCTAACAATCAAGTAAGAACTATTGTAAGAACATCTGTAAATCAAGTACAAACAATGGCTAGTCAAGAAGTTTATGCTGCAAACCAAGACGTAACTCAAAGATATGAATATGTAGCAACTTTGGACTCAAGAACAACCGCATTATGTGGCAGTCTAGATGGTAAAACTTTTAAATATGGTGAAGGTCCAATGCCACCTCAACACTTTAATTGCAGATCAACCACTGTACCTATAATTGATGATGATGATTTAAGAAAAAGATTTCCTGACACAAGACCAAGTAGTGTTGGTCGTGTGTCACAAGATGAAAGTTATCCTGATTGGTTGAATAAAAATCCAAGTATGCAAACTGAAGCTCTTGGTAATAAAAAACCTTTTTTTAATTATCTAATAAAAACAAAAAATAAAAGTCCAAGAGAGGCTTTACGTCAAATAATAAGAGATGATGGTTCAGAATTATCTTTAAAAGATTTAATGAAAAAATATCCAAAGGCAATTTAAAAGTTATACTAGAATTAGTTGCTTAGTTTATTATGCCAATGGGTAAGGGAACTTATGGTTCAAAAATGGGCAGACCGCCCAAAAAGAAAAAGAAAGTTAAAAAAGGCGGTAAAAAATAATGGCAAAAACTTTACTGCAAAAATTAGCTGAAGCTAAAAAACCTAAAAAGAAAAATGCCAAAAAAGAGGAAAGTACCGAAGGATAAAAAAACTGGCATACCAACTGCTTATCTCAAAGGTGCTAGAAATAAAGCAACAAAAGCTGCTGAAATAAAACGTACTGCTGCACTTTATAAAGCAGGTAAGTATATTGATATTAAAGCGGTCCAACAATCAAGGGTTAACCAAGATGTCACAAAAAAGTCGAAGAAGTCCACTAAACGCCGCAACAAAAAAAGCACTAAGAGCTAAAGCAGAAGGTACTCGCTTTAAATATAGTGAACTTGCATCTGTTTACAGAAAAGGTCAAGGTGCTTATCTGTCAAGTGGTAGTCGTAATGTATCAATGGCTGCTTGGTCTATGGCTCGTGTGAATAGTTATATGAGAGGTGGGCCTGCTAGAAAAGTTGACAGAGATATTTACACAAAGGCAAGGAAACGAAAATGACAGTTAAACGTGGTTCTGAGACATTTGAAGGATTTAATAAACCAAAAAGAACACCAAACCACCCAACATCAAGTCATGCAGTCTTAGCAAAAGAAGGAGACAAAATAAAATTAATAAGATTTGGTCAACAAGGTGTAAGAGGTGCTGGTAAAAACCCAAAGTCAGATAGTCAAAAAGCAAGAAGAAAATCTTTTCTTGCTCGTCATGCCAAAAATATAGCAAAAGGTAAAATGTCTGCAGCTTTTTGGGCTGCAAAAGTCAAATGGTAGTATTAGTATTATAATACATTTAAAGTTTACGACTTACTTATGTCTGAAGAAAACAAAGAAGCGGTTAAGCCATCAGAAAACAATGCTGAACTTGAGCAATTAAAAGAATCTGTTAAAAAGTTAGAAGCAAAAAATTACGAATTAATAGGTAAGCTGAAAAATCAAAAACCTTCTACAGAAAAACAAGTGCCAGAAGATTATGAAGCACTTCTTGCGTTTAAGCAAAAACGTGAACAAGAAGATTTAGAAAAAGAAGGTAAGTATGAAGAATCAAAAAATTTATTGGAACAGCAATATCGAGATAAATCTGCAGAAGATAAAGAGAAAATACAAAAGCTAGAAGCAAGAAATAGAGAACTTGAATTAATTGCACCTTCTTTACAAGCATTATCTGAAATAACCTACGATCCAGAACTTGTATTAAATAACTTAGTGCCTAAAGATCAAATACAAATTAAAGACGGCAAGCCAATTGTGGTAGATGGTTATGAGCAATTACCTGTAGAAGATTATGTAAAAGCAAAACTTGAAAAAGAAAAACCATATTTATTGAAGAACAGGCAAGCTTCAGGTGGAGGTGCCCCTATATCAAGACCAAGTAATGATAGTTTTTCAGAAGATATGATAAAGCCTTTTTTAAAATCAACTGAAGATATTACAGAACAAGGTCGAATATATAAAACTTATGGTAAGGAAACTTGGCAAAAGTTGAGAGAAATTGCTAAAACACGTTAGTATGTAAATATTAGGCAAGGCTACGCTAAGTCAAATAGGGTTACGCCCACATCCGTTAATTATTTATTCTTGAACAAATGGCAGTTCTTAGGAGTGATCTTATCATTCCAGAGGTATTCACTCCATATGTCATAGAGCAAACAACTGCTAGAGATTCATTTCTTGCAAGCGGTGTGGTTGCACCTATGGCTGAGTTGAATGCAACTGAGGGTGGTGACTTCGTTAATGTACCTTTCTTCAGTGCAAATCTTTCTGGAGATTTTGAGGTACTTTCAGATTCTTCTTCATTGACACCCGGCAAGATTACTACTGACAAACAAGTTGGTGTTATTTTACATAGAGGTCGTGCTTTTGAATCTAGAGATTTAGCTGCATTGGCAGCAGGTTCTGACCCAATGGCAGCAATCGGTCAAAAAATCGGTGCTTACATTGCGAACCAAAGACAAAAAGATTTACTTGCTTGTCTTGATGGGGTATTTGGTTCTGTTAATACAACAGATTCTAATGCTGCATTTTTTGGTCTTACTATTGATGGTGGTTCAGGTGATACCCCTACTGGTTTATCCCCTAGACACGTTGCAAAAGCAAGGTCAATACTTGGAGATCAAGGCGATAAATTGACAGCAGTTTGTATGCACAGCAAAGTTTACTATGATCTTGTAGAAAGAAAAATGGTTGACTATGTTCTTGCATCTGACGGCAATGGCGGCTCGGCAACAGCATCTGGTGGTTCAATCACAGGTGCATATACTGCTGGCAACGATACAGTGCCAACATACTGCGGTTTGAGAGTTATTGTTTCAGATGATGTTTCTACTACAGGTAGTGGTTCGTCAACTGAGTACAGTACATATTTCTTTACTGCTGGTGCTGTAGCTAGTGGAGAGCAAGCTGGTCTTACAACTGAAACAGACAGAGATATTCTGGCTAAATCAGATGCAATGGCTATTGACTTGCATTACACATATCATCCTGTTGGTTCAAAATGGGCAGTCACAACAACAAACCCAAATAGAACTCAACTTGCAACTGTAGGCAATTGGTCGAAAGTCTACGAGACAAAGAACATTGGTATCGTTAGAGCTACTAACGTATCAACACAAGACTAGGAGTAATTAATTATGCCAAGTCAATTTGAAGTTACTGCAGGCAAACTTGTTGGACCAACAACTGGTGGTACAGTAACGCAAGCAACAAGTAAATCCACAGGGGTAACTCTGAATACAGAGTCTGGTCAAATAACTATGAACGCTGCTGCTTTAGCTGCTGCTGCAGAAGTATCATTCACAGTGACAAATGATAAAATTGCTGCAACTGATGTTGTAGTAGTTAATCATGGTTCTGCTGGTACTGCAGGTAGTTATTTAGTAGCTGCAAACACTATTGCTGCTGGTTCATTTGCAATCACAGTTTCTAATGTTTCTGCTGGTTCATTAAGCGAAGCTATTGTCATTAATTTTGTTGCACTTAAAGGTGCATCTAGTTAATGGGAATATTTGCTTTCAGACGTATGAGAGAACAGGAGGCTACAAAACAAGTAGCCCCTGTACCTTCTAAAAAAACAAAACGTAAGCCTAAGTTAAAACAAAATGGCAATCACGATAACAGCAACAGCAGGGTCAGCGACAGCAAATAGTTATCTTTCTTTGACAGATGCACAATCAATTATTGATGGTCTTGTAGAGGATGATGATGTAACTGCGTGGTCAAGTGCTACAACAGATCAAAAGAATAGAGCTTTATACACTGCCACTGTAAGAATAGACCGTGAAAGATTTCTAGGTGCAAGAGCAACAGATACGCAGGCATTGCAATGGCCAAGAACTGGTGTGAGAAAGCCAGATACTTATATTAATACTTATGCAACAGGCTTTCCATTTCGTATATCAACTGATTATTTTACAGATACAGAGATACCAGAACAGGTTAAAAAAGCACAAGCAATTTTAGCTGTTTACTTGAATAACAACAAAGATGGTTTAGGATTAAGTGGACTTGAAGATTTTAAAAATGTAAAAATTGGTAATCTTGATGCTACACCGAATTTTTATGGTTCGGTAGGTGCTGATAGAGTACCACCACTGTTCGAGAGATACTTTACTGGATTGAGAATAAGTGGACCCGGAAACATTGCTATTAAAAGGAGTTAACATGAGCTATTACCCAGCATCCGTCATTATCAACGATACAAGTGCTGTCACAGGAAGATTTGGTTGTATTCAAGCACTGAAAGATTCAGAAATTGCAACTTTAGTTGCAGAAAATATTACTGGTGATCTTACAAGTATTGATTTAAAATCAAACTGTAAAATTGAAGGTGTTATAACAAGTATTACTCTTACAAGTGGAACAGTTATTGCATATAAAATATAATGGCAATATCTTCTGGCCTTAAAAAGGCAGCATCAAAAGTGGTTAATAAATTTGGTGGAAGTATTACTTATAAAAGAGTTACCACTGGTATCTATAATACTTCTATAGGTTCATTAAGCGAAACCAATACTGATTTATCTATAAAAGGGGTTTTAGATGCAGTTTCCAGTACAGAAGTTAATGACTTAATTTCACAACAAGATAAAAAACTTACAATCGCTGCAAAAGATATTACTTTTACACCAACTAATAAAGATCGTGTAGTTATTGCTGGAATAGAATATAAAGTGATAGCAATTAATACTAATGAACTTAATAATACTGCTATTACTTTTGATATATTTTTAAGATGACAAGACAAATTAAAGTAAGCCAAATTGATGATGTCTTTAAAGATGCAGTAAAAAAGCTTGTAAGAAAAACAACACTTCAATGGACTGCACTTTCAAAAAAAGCTACACCTGTAGCTGAAACTGGTAATTTAAGAAATGGCTGGCAAACTGTCATAAAAAATTACGAGGGCAATATTTTTAATAATGTTGAGTATGCTGAACCAGTTATTTTTGGAACAGCTTTACCCCCTAGTTGGCAAGGTAGATATAGAACTAGAAAAAATACTATTAAAGGGTTTCCTATTTTACAGGCAAAGCAACTAGCATCACAATATATACCAACTGAATTATCTAAAATTATAAGGAGAGGATAATGGCTGCAGTTGATTTAAATACAGTAAGAAAAATTGTAGAAACAAGATTGAAAGATGAATTTCGTACTGGTCAAAACATACCTCTTATTTTCAATAATGTTCCCTTTGATGATTTTACGGCAGATCAATATATACAGTGTGTTACAAGTTTTGGTGCAAGTGAATACCTAACTCAAGAAGCACCAAATTCAAGCACAACCGCAACTAATCTCATAGTAGGTCTTTGTCTTTTCAATATTTATACAAAACAAGGTATTGGTGCAGGTGCTAATTTTGCCATTTGTAAAAGACTTCGAAATTTATTTAATAGAATTACTGTGTCAGATGTAAGATTTGACGCACCAGAAGGTCCTCAAATATTACAATCAAGCCCAGAAGGAAGATTTCAAACACAGATAAGTATTACATTTGAAATATATGAAGCACTTACACCATGATTGAAATTACTGAAGAAATGCTTGATGCTATTGAAGCAGTAAAAGGTAGAAGAGAACCTAAATACTGGGATCCACAGTGTAGACGTTATATGGAAAAGCAAAAAAATCTTCAAAATTTATCAAAAGATGAATTAGAAAAAAAAGGGAGAGAGCTAGGAATTGAATTAGATAAAAGAAAATCAAAAAACAAACTAATAGAACAAATAGAAAATTTACAGAAAAAAGGTTAATATAATTATAAATCTTTCTTTTTATTGTTATGGCTGCTAAAAAAGGTGATGTTGGTCAAGTCAAATTTGATGATGGCGGCTCCTCAGTTAACCCTGTACTTGGCACAAGATCATGGTCTATGTCTATCACCAAAGATACTCAAGAAACAACTGTCCAAGGTGATACATTCAAATCATACATTGGAGGCCTTATTGAAGGTGAAGGTACTGCTGAATTAGTTTATGATGACTCTGCATCTGGTGAAACAGCAGCTTTTGTAGACGCTGCACTTGTCACAGGTGATGCTGGTACTGCCTCTTTTGAGCTTTTTCCAGATAGCGCTAGTGGAACAAAGAAAATTAGTTTTAGTGGTCTTGTAACAAACTTTGAGCAAAGTTCAGCGTTGGGTGATGTAAATACTATTTCTATTACATTTAAGCCATCTGGCACAATTACTTCAGCTATTTAATTAATTAATGCCAAATAAAAGAAGCGCAGACGTTTTGATTGGAGCATTTCAAGATGAAATGCTTACAAGAAGACAATTTGATGTTAAAAACTCAAAAGATGAAATCATTATGAGTTTATTTTTCAAACCAATTACAAGATATGCAAGGGTAAGGGCACAACAATTAGCAGGTTCTGGTGCTGATGCTTTAATTATTTCAACACAACTTCTTTGTCAGGTGGCTGAAAAAGAAGATGGAACACCTGCTTTTGATATGTCAGATGCACCAATACTACAAAGACAACTTCCAGAAAAAGTATTAAATGATCTTGAATTATTTTTAAATGATATTCAACTAGATATTGATACAGCAAAAAAAGAATAAAAGGGGATAGCTGGTTTAGATTTGAGTTTTTCCTAGCAACAGAACTTGGTAAGACAGTACAAGAACTCAGAATGAATATGACTGAGGCAGAACTAATATATTGGGCTGGTT